CACCTAGTGAGTATACATCTTACGGAAATGATGCTGGAGCCTCAAGGACGCCAGGAACGGTTGGTGGTGGCGGTGGCGGAGCAGGAAGTGCAGGAGTTGGCATCAATGGAGGCGGTGGTCAACCTTTCCCAACTTGGCCTAGTTCGGTCATTCCTATATTAACTCCACTTAATCCTGTTATGGGACCAAACAATAATACATATGGTGGCGGTGGCGGTGGTGCGCCATCTGGAACTGCTGGTGAAGGTGGTGGAGCTGCTGGAGGTGGTGGCGCAGCTGGTGTGAACTACTTAGGAGGTGGTGGTGGTAGTAGTGCTGCCCCTGCATCACCAGGAGATGGTGGTGCTGGTGGTGCTGGTATTGTCCTAATCAGGTATAGTGCAACATAATATTGCTAGATATTCATTACCCACATAAGCACTTTTAAATCTGCAGGAGACTTATCAATTTCAGAGTGGTTCGTCAACTAAATAACTAAAAATATAAACTCATGTCTAGAGTAAGAGCAGACAGATATGTAGATAAAGGAGGAAGTGGATCTCCTCTATTTCCTAACGGTGTTAGAGTTACCGGGGTTGTTACTGCAACCACGTTTAGTGGAGCATTAAGTGGTAATGCTACCTCGGCAACTAGTGCAACCACGGCAACTAATGCTCAGGGATTAACTGGAACACCAAGTATTGTAGTTGGTTCAGTAACAGGAACTACAGGATCTTTTAGTGGAAATGTATCTGTTGGTGGAACACTAACTTATGAAGATGTAACTAATATTGATTCTGTTGGTATTGTAACTGCTCGAACTGGTATTAAAGTTCTTGCTGGTGGTGCAAATATCGTTGGAGTTACAACAGCAGCATCAGGTGTTGACCTGAACGGAACTTTAAGAGAGAAAGTTAATGTAACTGCTGGTAAGTTGAGTGATAATCTCAATATTGACCTTGCTAATGGTATGGTTCATTTGTTTACCACAGCAGAATCAACAACAGCAGTACCAAATATTAGAGTAGATGGATCAACATCACTGAATAGTGTGATGGCAATTGGAGAAAGTGTTGTCGTAACACTCATCACAACTGCAAATGCTTCTGCATATTCTGCACAGATGACAATTGATGGTGGAGCACAAACAGAAAACTGGGTTGGTGGTAGTGCTCCATCAGATGGTGGAAGTTCAGGTGTAGATATTCATTCCTTTACTATTATTAAAACAGCAAGTGCAACATTTACCGTGATTGCTAATCATAGTAAGACTTCTTGAGGAGGATAAGTAATGTCAGTTTTTAACGATTTCTTTCATGTAAAGCAATCTCCAATCCTTTCTATGCTTGGATTTGGTGGTGGAGGAACTGGACTTGCTATAGGTGGTGGTGGTGGTGCTGCTACTGCTAGTGGTGGAACAGTTCATACTCCAGGTAATGGATATAACTACCATGTTTTTATTCATAGTTCTACAAGTACTGCCACCTCCCCAGATCCCATTAGTGGTGGATTTGAAATTTCAGGTGGACCCATCGCAAATTGTGATGTTTTAGTTGTTGCTGGTGGCGGCGGCGGTGGATCAGGATATTATGGCGGTGGTGGCGGCGGTAGTGGCGTTATTGTTGGAACAGGTTTAGAATTACCGGCAGGAACTTATGCTATTGAAGTCGGAAATCAAGGATCGAAGGGATTGTATCCACCAGGTCCATCTTCTGGAAGTGATGGTGGAAGAAGTGTTTTTGGTGATATAATCCTCCTTGGTGGTGGTTATGGTGGTTCTGGTCCGGGTGGTAGTTCACAAACAGGTTCAACTACTGGTAGTAATGCTGGTGGTGCTGCAGGAGGATATAAAGTTTCTGGAACATCTAATCCATATTCAGTTCCAAGTCCCTATGCACCATATGGAACTTGGACAGTAAATATACACGACAGACCAGAGGCGTCGGAGAATTCCTATGGAGGAGATGGTGCTGGTGGTGGTGCTGGGCCACCCGTTCCAGGTTTACGCGGGGGTGGTGTTGGTGTTGCCGTTCCTCAATTTGCAGGTCCAGTAATTCCAACTATTGCTGCTTCTATACCATTAATGGGACCAACCCAAAATTATTATGGTGGTGGTGGATCGGGATTCAACTACCCATCTAGCGCGTCTGGTGGTTTTGGTGGCGGTGGTGCTGGTAGTCCTGGTGATGTGGCCAATCCCGCAACGAGATACCACTTAGGTGGCGGTGGCGGTGGATCAGGAAATGGAAGAGGTAATGGTGGTTTAGGTGGGTCTGGGTGTGTAATGGTCAGAGTTCCAGTATGATGCTATAATATAGTCAATATAGTTTTTATTATGAGAATACTCTCCTTTTTTGTAGGACATGATGCATCCGCAACCATCCTAGAAAACGGGAGAGTTTCTTTTTATCTGTCTGCAGAAAGAATTACCAGAAAAAAGCACTGTGATAGAATTATCCATGTGCTTAAATATCTACACAAATATGGACACACAAAATTTGATGTTGTCTTAGTTAACTTATATCGTCTTGATGATAGAAAGTTTGAAGATCCTCTTAGAAGATTATTTAAAGAAGAGTTTCAAATTAAAAGAATAGAATTTGATTATGAAAGACATCACATCTACCACGCATATAGTGGTTTCTATAATTCACATTTTAATGATGCTATCTGTATAATTTTAGATGGGCATGGATCTTCAGTATCAAGAAATGGTAAACTCCACACTGAAATTGAAAGTGTCTATTATGCTGACAGAAGTGGTATTGTAGAAGAAACAAAAAGATATTCTCTCACACCAGGTGATAATCAACCAATCAGTGTTGCCTATCAATTTGAGGAACTATCAAGAAAGATTGGGTGGGATTGGTATGGTGCGGGTAAAGTTATGGGTCTTGCACAATACAAAGGTTATGAGAGTAAACTGGACAAGGAGTGGTTAAAACATATTAATCAATGTAGTGAGGTTCAAAGATCCACACAAGAAGAAGTTATTGCTCTGATTGAAAAGAGCATCCAGAAGTATGACACAAAGAATATTGTATTGTCTGGTGGATATGGGTTAAACTGTGTGGCAAACTATGAGTATCTAAAACATTTCCCCGATTACAACTTCTATATTGATCCTGTGTGTTTTGATGCGGGTATTTCAATAGGTCAAGCATATTATCATGCAAAGAATCCAAAACCAATGGAAAACTTTTATGTTGGTTTGAGTGAAAAAAGATATAATCTAGATGGATTGAATCATAGAAGAGTATCTTACTCTGATGTTGCTGATCTATTATGTGATGGTGAAGTAGTTGCTATGTTTCAGGGAAGATCAGAAGCAGGACAGAGAGCATTAGGTAATAGATCTTTATTATATGACCCAAGAGTTAAAAATGGTAGAGATATTGTAAATCAAATCAAACAAAGAGAATCATTCAGACCATTTGCCGGGACAGTTTTATTGGAAGATGCTGATGAGTGGTTTGATATGAGAGGACTCAAAGATTGCTCATATATGCAATATGCAGTCAAAGTAAAGAGAACTGGCATTGATGCTGTAGTGCATGTTGATAACACATGTAGGATACAGACTGTCACTAAGAGACAGAATAAGCACTTCTATAATCTTATTAAAGCATTCAAACATAAAACAAATGTTCCCATCCTGTTGAACACATCATTCAATCTAGGAGGAGAACCATTAGTTGAGACATTTGATGATGCAATTAGAACACTCAAGAAGAGTGATATTAATTATTTGTACTTACCTGAGATAGGAAGACTTATTAGTTGCGCCAAAACTCCATGTTTGAATACTTACTAATCAACTCAGGTGTAAGAATATCCTCAACTTTATAGTTTGAATGCTTTATTTTCTTATTGAGTTTATGTAAGTCAGATCCCCAAATACTATCATCATATTTTACACCATTGACTTCAAATTGATTTATATAATTAAATTTATGAGGATAGTACTCAATATTTAAAAAATCATAAATTCCCCTAATAGTCTGCTCAGTATTATCTACGAGATCATTGTATTCTACTATATGTAAAATATCTCTGTGATTATAAAAAAGATTATTTAATCCAAATAAAGCAGTTTCAATCTGACCTGTTGGTCTCATAATCACTTCACATAGTAACTCTAACTCGGACTTATAACTTTGATTATATCTTAGATTACTTTGTATTTCATTCTTCAATTCCTTTCTCCATCTGTCTGGAGAAACTTTAATAAATGAAGCAATAATTTCTACAATATCACGAACTGTGCAAATAACTTTAATATCACCTTTAATTATCTGTTGAAGTAAATGGATGTTGGACGGTGTTCCCCACTCTCCACGATCAATAATATATTTTGCATCCCAGTCTTTATAGTAGCAATCAAAACTACCATTTATCAGATTACCTAAAGATTTGCTATCTGGAAAGTTTTTATATTTTTCTGAATATGAGAACAATGCAGTTTGATATAAATGTTGATCCAAAAAACTATAAGCAGAAACTTTTACATCTGGGTTTTGATTTAGGATGGATGATAGTAAAGTATTGCCAGTTCTTGGGACACCAATTAAAAAATAATATTGTTTCACAGTTTTATTCTATAATATATCAAATGTAAGGTGTTTTGTCAACTAAATACCTAAAAAGATAATAATGGCTTTATCTAACGCAGCACTTTTAGCCGATATTGCATCAGGAGATGCTTTAACGGTTGATAATACAAATGATAGGGTTGGTATTGCTTCAACTCTACCAACATCCACACTTGATGTAGTAGGTATCGTTAGCGCAACTGCATTTTATGGTGATGGGTCCAATCTTGATGGTGTAGCAAGTGCTGGACTTGGAACTGCTATAAGTGAAACTGCTCCTGGTGATGTAATATATTTTACTGATGAAGTAATAAGCGTCCCCAATACTATTACTGTTACCGTTCCTGAAAATGCCAAGGTAGCATATACACAATATCAAGAAGTAGTTGTAGAAACAGGTGCTGATTTCATTATTGATGATGGTGATGATTTTGTCCCTGATATTCTTGGACTTTCAACAGATGCTCAAGTTCCTGGAGTATTAGCAGGTGGTGGTGGTAGAATAAGAGCAGATAACTTCTCTGATAAGTCAGGAAATGGTGCTCCAAACTTCCCTAAAGGTATTGTTGTAAGTGGTATCATCACAGCAACATTGCTTGATCAAAATGTATCTGGTGTTGTTAGCGCAACCTCATTTGTTGGTGATGGATCCGCACTCACTAATATTAATATTCCGGCAGGATTTACTGAATTAGATGCCGCATTATTTAACTAAATAACTAAAAAGATATACCAATGGGACTCAAAAGAACTAAACTATTAGGAATTCAGGCAGTTACTGGAATTAACACCGTTGGTATTTTGACTGTCGGAGTTACTCCTACCGCTGGTGGTGTTGGTATTGCGTCAACCACATACCTGAGAGGTGTGGTAATGCATAATACTGGACTGCAAACTGCCACTTCATCACTTTATATCTATCCAGATGGAGTATCCCAGGTAGCACACGGACAGACGGCATATAGATTAGCAAGAGTTGATTTGAGTGCTAATGAAACGTTCTTCTATGAGATGAACTACCCATTGGTTCTAGTAAATCAAGAAAAGATTGTTGTAGAAGTTACAGCACCAGCACTAGCAGTGGGAGGAGCAGGTATTGGTAGTGCTATCAACTATCAAATCCTTGGCGACACTGACATCGTTTGAGGTAATTAACAATGGGAGCACGATCTTCACAAAGTAGAGGTCCGGGTCTTAATAAATCGGACGGACATCTTCTACAATATTCTAGACAGATTTTTGGTGCTGGTGGAGGTGCCGCGAATCCATCTCCTGGAGGTATGATAGCGTCTGGTGGCAACATTACTAATGACTATGTTGATGGTGGAGTTAGATATAGGTCACATACTTTTAATTCAACAGGCACTTTTGATGTAAGTTCTTTGGCCGTTGATCTACCCGATTCTGTTGATATCTTAGTTGTTGGCGGTGGCGGCGGTGGCGGTGGCGGTTACTACTGTGGTGCTGGAGGTGCTGGAGGTGTTCGTACTAATTTAACTGGATCAGCAATTCAAAATGCCCCTACGGAATATACTGCATCTGTAGGTAGTTTCATTGTAACTGTTGGTGGTGGTGGTGATGGTGGTCCAGGTACAGCTGCAGGAACAGTTGGTTCTGCATCATCTATAACAATTGGTACTGGAATTGTTGCTGCTGGTGGTGGGCATGGTGGTGCTGGGGCGATACCGCCCGCTGTAGCATATGGACATACTGGTGGTTCAGGTGGTGGTGGTGCTTACAGTTCTAATGTAGGTGGCCCAGGTACTGATGCAGGAACTCCTACTTTCCAGGGTTATCCTGGAGGAACAGGATCTCCAACAGGAGGTGCCGGTGGAGGTGGTGCTGGTGGTGCTGGAGTAGCATATGCACCACCGGCAACGTATGCCAATAATGCAGGTGTTGGTACAGAATATAATATAACTGGTATATCTTCATTTTATGCTGCAGGTGGATCTGGTGGTGGTGTAAGTGGTACTGCTGGTTTGACACCTAGACAATCTGGTATTGGTGGCAAAGGTCAGAGAATTCACACAGGTCCAGGATCCGCACCAACTGCTGATTTGGACGCACTTTCTAACACCGGGTCTGGTGGTGGTGGATGTGATAAGAGAAATACTAGTTTCACTAGAGCTGGTAATGGATCTTCAGGTATTGTAGTAGTCAGGTATAGAATTTAACCACTTTAAGAACTGTCCACTCAAGACCCCGCAGGCAACTGTGGGGTTTTATAATAGGTACATACAAGACACAGGGGGCATGACCACCACACACAAACTCGTCTTCATTGTATCCTTTCTATGGATGATGCAGTGGGGAACCCGTGTAACTTCGCTTGCTATCAATGCATTGTATTGAAATCATCCCTGAGACCTCTATAAGCGCCTGTATGGGTACTTTAGAATGGTTCCTTATGGAATACCTGTCTGACCACGGATTAGACCTTACAGTTGAGCACAAAGACCTTTCAAATGAGGGTGTAACTGGATGGTGTCTTAAAACAGGAGAAGGTGAGTTTACTATTCAAATCCATCAGGATCTCACTGGTGATGAGTACACTAAAACACTGTTACATGAGTTGTATCATGTGTATCAACATCTCAACGGTATGCCTCAGTGTGAGATGTGTGCATACATGAGTGAAGACCAGAACCTTGACAAATTAGTCAATCACTAATAGACTAGGTTTGTCGCCTTTGAAGATCAAGTTCTAGATTATTAAATCAATGAAGACCAAATTCGTCACTGTAAAACCAAAAACATCTAAAGCAAAGAATCGTTTTGCTAATTTGATGGATGATCTACATTCGTGTAGAGTAGAACAAGAAGACCAGGAGAAGATGTTCCTTGCTTCAATCTCTGGAAGGTACTTCTTCTGGATGTCCAAAGAAAATGATCAAAACTGGGAGATTATCAAATGACCATTTCATACAACAAAACCTGGGAAGTGATGAACAACCTAGAAGAATCATTCAATCGTATCACAACAATTGAATGTATGATTGAGGACTTGGTTGAAGCAGTTGATACTGAAGATTCAATAGCGATTGTTAACATTAGTCATGCACTCAATGCTTATATGCCTGTCTATTGTGCTCAGTATCAAAAAGCATCTCAACGTGCTTGGAATAATACTGTAGGAGAGGTCTACAAGGTAGATAATCCCTATCGTATTACAGAGTATGAAGCACCATCTGAAGCAATGCTTAAATATGATGAAAGCACCACAAATCCATTGTATAATGGAGTGGACTTAGATCTTTCTTAAATCCTATGACTCTTCCTACAAATCAACCAATCAAAGAGGAAGAGGTTATTTCTATCCGCAAAGCAGTTCAGGATGTAGACATTCGTGCTATACATCCTGATAAACTTGAAACCTTTGCTGCTGACCTCGTAAACAAACTGAAAAATGAGCATCAACCGAAAACTTGAAGAAATCGAACCATGTGATTTTGATGACTTCCTCAAAGAATGTGAAGAAAAAGCAAAAGAACTTGGAGTCAACCTTGATTATTACCTAGAAGAGTTTGTTTAATCAGTATGACTGACGAGGAAGTTTTGCTTATTGCTATCATGCAGGTGGACAATTTAGTCAATCTATTGGAGGATAATCCATACAAAAACTATCTTTATACTCATTTGTCACCAATCAAATATGAGTTGGATAGGCAGTTGACTAATTTAGTCACTACTGTTAAAATGGAAACACAAACCAAGAAGGAGTAATGAAGTACTATTACAGTGTAGAACATTTTGTTCCATTTCCTCAATCAGAATACGGAGGTCTGTGGAATGTCATTGCTGAAAGTGATGAGCAATGCTTTGATATTATCGTTTCCGAAGACGAAGATTTAAACATTGGATGCTATGGTAAATTGAGAGAAAATATCTCAAGAGCATCTAAATATTCTTTATTAGACGAAGTAACGTCTAAATTAGTCACGAACTTCATTACTTAAACAAATGACTGTCGAAAAAGACCCAAACGATAAGTATTCTAAATTCAAAGTTGATCTCCACTGCAATGAGGAACATTCAGAAAATGAATGGGACTCTGAGCATGATGGTAAGATTGCTGACTGGCATAATAGACATCAAGACAAAGAACTAGACAAGTTCTGTGATGATCACCCAGGTTCTCCAATGTGTAAAGTGTTTGACGTATGAACGAATATCAATCTAGAGCCCTTGATCTTATGATTGAGAGCATTCTTAAACCTGATAGCAAACTTCGTGGGTGTGCTTTTAATCAGTTCTGTGAAAAAGAATTGATGGGTTGGAGAGAACTCATGCTCGATACACTATATCATTATAAGAAAACCGGTGAAGTACCTACTCAAGTTCCAACAATCAAAGAAAAAAGCATCCCATTTCTCTCAACAGGAAGCGATCTTTTATAATCTTGAAGATGCTATGTGGTATGAACAGTTAGTTCTATCACAAGGAGCAAAAAACACACAAATCCGACCTCTTTAATCATGGAATTCCCTCACAAAGCACCAAAGGGTTTTGAATACTGGACAGAAGACTTTACTAAAACAACTGTCCGAATATGGATTCGTAATCTAGGTTCATTTGTTTATACTGGTGGAAAGTATCCATCTAGTGTATGGGGATTCTATAATCGTCGGACAAAGAAATATCATGCTCCTATTAACTTCAAAAGACGTGGTGATGTAGTAAATATTGATGATACTACGCCTTACTCTGCAATGCAGTTGAATTTAACTCCATTAGAAAGAGCATTTCTATGAAAGAACTAGACCCATCTCTAATAACAATAGATACTCCATCAAAACTATTTGCATACGAGAAAATGTCGAGAGACATTGATAACTGCGATGATATTGAAGTCCTAAAAGAAGCACTACGTTGTTATGTCAAACTCTACCTCAAGCAGCAAGAAGTCCTCAAACTCATTGGAGTCCCAGAGTCAGACTGAATATATTCCAAAGATTAATGATTATGTTATTTGGACACGATCAACAGGATTCATTGATCAGGGGTGGGTATATTTTGTAGATGAGGACTATTTTACCATTGAGGTTGGTGTAAAACAGAAACCACATTGCGAATATTCAAGAAATACTTTACACTGTAATGAACATACTCTTGTATTATGTCATAACATTTATTGGAATCAAGTCCAATACATACGTTCAAGAAAATCAATTTATGAAGACTAATGATTAAAACATTATTTGCTGCACTTGCTGCTGCTGCGATGGTTATTCCTGCACAAGCAGAACCAATTAAAGAAAGTGAATATAAGACTATGCATTCTATGGGATGTATGCTCCTTGGTGAGTGTACTGATGATGTAGTGAAAGTAACCTCCATGCTTGACATCTCATCGCAGTATGATAACACTGAAGAATTTACTGGTGTGACTGGTGAGTTTCATAATATGATTCACTCACTCAATCAGGTTGGAGTGAATGTATTCCTTGCTGATGAGAAGTATTTCCCAGCAGGTCATCGTGGTGTATACCATACTGTATCCAATAACTTCTTTCTGAACAAGAACTTCATGGGTAGTCCTTCTACTCTTATGATGGTAATGCGTCACGAAGGATGGCATGCAGCACAGGATTGTATGGCAGGAACGATTGATAATAGTTTGATTGCTATTATTGAACCAGAGGATGAAGTTCCTATGATCTGGCGTGTAATGGCAGAACGAACTTATCCAGCAAATGCTGTACCATGGGAAGCAGAAGCACAGTGGGCAGGTAGAACAGAGAACATGACCATGAATGCTCTTGCTGCTTGTGCTGGTGGTAATATGTGGGAAGTATATGAACCAACACCACTGACACGTAAGTATTTGATAGAGTTTGGTTATATTAAAGACTAAAATATCCATGTGGAGAGTATGGGCGAAGGCACTTGGACAAAAAGATGGTAGAGATGTAAAAGAAGCGGATAAAATTGCCATTATCCGCACTTTTATCATGGTTCAGTTGATTATAACTAACTTCTTTATCATTGCTGGTAACACTAAAAACTTGTGGTTTGGACACAAAGACACAAAATGTAGCGTAATGAGCATAAATAAGGACACTGTGCCACCTAACAAAGTGGTGTAGTTCTATTGACTTCTGTAGGGAAATATCTTACTATATTAAAGTAGTTCAGGAGTTCGCCAATGCCTTTCGCTTTCGTTCCGCAAAAAACTAAATATCGTGTGACGCTAGAGTTGGATGTGATGGATGACTTCAATCCACACAATATCAATTGGGAAAAGTGTCTAGACATCCAAGGTGGTGAAAAGGTGACTCCATATATTGAAGATCTCAATGCTCCTGACGTTTGGTGATATTAGTCATCGGGAGACTAAATATAATATATTAGTCTCTCAATCATGGCATATTATCTTACTAAACCAAGCATAATTGAACCTGCTAAAACTGTGTATTATCACGGTGGAAATCGTTGGACTGATGAATCAGTTGGTAAAGTAACTTATTCATCAAGAGCAAAAGCAAATGCTGCTATTGCTAATCCAGATGGTAAAAATGGTGGATTCACTAATGTAACTGTGGTGCAGGGTTGATGAAAACTTTTCAAGAATTCATGAACGAAGTGTATGACCCTGAGATTCAGGGTCGTTCACAAATAAGAAAGACAGGTGAAGGCGGTAGATTATATCCTTCCAAGAAGAAATCTGATCCTGAGAGACGCAGGATGAAAGCAACTGGTGGCGGTAAGCAAGAACCAGTACAATATAAAGACAGAAAAGATATTGGTACTGCTAAACCAAAATCACAAACACAGCAACAACCAACAAAAGAAAGAGGTAGTGCTGAAGTTAAACAATCCTATGCTGATAAAGTAAAAGCAGAAAGGAGGAAAGCAGCACAAGCAAGAGCAGCAGCAAAACAATCTGGTGGAACTACAACAACAGATAAACCTAAATCTAAAGAAACTGAAAAAGCAGGAACTAAACTACTAAGTACAAAGAAACCTGAGAAACCTGTATCACCTGATTATAAACCAGCAAAGGCATCTGGTATGACTCGTGCTGAGAGAATGAAGCAGCAACGTAGAGGTGAAACTATGTTGCGTGGTATCTTCAAGGATCAAGAGACTGCTAAGTATAAGAAAGAAACAGGTCAAAATCCTGATGCTAAAGGTAGAACCAAGATTATGGGTAGAGTTCACAAGAGAATGAAATGAAGACATTCCAAGAGTTTTTTAGCGAAGCAATTGAACAACAAACACAGACAAGTTACGGCAGTGGTTCTACACCACAGTCAGGAACTCAAGGTGGTTCAACTAAACCTTTTAGAGAAAGACCTAGACTTGGTTTAAGTTTAGGTTCTAACGATAATAAAAAGAAAGGTAGAAAGGCAACGCCTAAAGAGAAGCAAAACATTGCTAAGAATGCTGGGCAAGAGGTAAAGAATGCTGGACAAAACACAGCAGGTTCTACACAATCAAGAAAACCTCAACCATATCGAAGTTCAAAACCTGCTGATAAATCATCCTCTAAGGGTGGTGCAATCGCAAAGGTAAGTAAACCTCAACCTGCTGCTAAAAAACCTGCTACAGCGTCTTTTAGACCACAATTAGGTACAGCACAAAGACCTGATCTTATGAAAGGTAAGAAAGCATCCCCACAGTTAGGTTCATCTCCAGAACGTAAGAGTTTGAGTAGTTCACCTGTAAGAACTGCACTCAATGCTGCACCTCAACGCAAGGCACTTCCTGGTAGTTAAAGTTAGTAACCTCTAAAGTTCTTCTGTAGTGTAGTTCACCAGTCATTTATGACTAACACCCAGCGTCCTCAAGTTATTATGGAACGTGAGGATTATGCTGCAACATTTGAACTCTTGTTTGAAGATTTCAAATCACGTCATAAGATTCATCAATATGAGATGAATATCTTAATGAAAGACATCTCTCTTGTCTTAAATGCTATCACCGATAAAGCATTTTACACAATAACTGATCGATGATAGAATGACTCCTTCGGGAGTCTTTTTTTTTTAATCATAGACTACCATCTTTGATTCAATTATTGTTAGTAACCTCCAAACTTCCTCTATAGTATATCATTCAACATCATGAACAACTCTTCACAAGTGCTTCGCGAACTTCAAGAATTGCGTAAGGTATGGCGCACACAAAACTTTTCATACACTAAAGAACAGCAGTCACGTTATACTGAACTGACTGAACTTCGCCGTGCATTTGTAACATATTGGAAGGAGAATAAACTCGTTTGGGTTGGTCCTTCTAACGTAGGCAAAGCATCAACTGAAGCACCTGCTGTTTGATTAAAATGTATTACGATTGTTCTGGTGCATGGATTGACTCACGCGGTCGCCGTCACAACTTCAACATAGAATCTGACCGTTCTGAACGTTCTTTCATTGAAGATTTGGTAGAATCAATGTATCCTGCCGAAAAGGTTATTATTAACTCTGTACGTCCAGTCTGTGACTAATAAAGTTAGTAACCTCTAAAACTCCTTTATAGTATGAGCACTTCTGATCTTATGACTTTTGATTTTGAAACAGAGTATCACTGGGGTGCTCTTATGGTAAAACTTGTTCCTATGTTTTGCATGGATGTTTACAAAGCATCCGATGATGAGTTAGTATGGGTCTTTGATGTGAACAACCCTAAGAATGGGTATCATGTCCCTGCTCGCAATCTTTCTACCTATTCTTATTGATTATGTCTGACAATCGTCCTACACTTGCAGAAGGATTTGCAAATGCCAAACAATATGAGGGTAAGAAAGTAGTTGATGTTTTGGATAACATCAGTAAACGCAATAAAGGTTCTGTTGGCACAGAATTTGAGAAGAAAATTGGCATTCCAAACTCTTCCAAACGGTGTGATTATAGAGATAATGGTGATTGTAAGACTCTAAAGTTCTTGAAAAACTATCCTGCTGAATGTTGTGATATTATCATGCTTCAAGAGATTCTTCATGAGGCAATGAATAATGTCTCATTCTATGATAGTGCCGTTTATGAGAAGATTCAACAAGTTCACTTTGCACCTATCAACAAGGATGGTGAGATTGATGAATGGACATTTGGTGAGAACTTTGTAATCTCTAAAGATACTCATTCTGCTCTTTACAATCAGATGGAAAAGGATTATAATCATATCACTGAACGTATCCGCACTCTAGTTAATTCTGGTCAACATATTAGTGCCAGTGCTGTAAATCAACGTTCATCAGTTAAAATCCTTGAGATTCGCCCTAAAGGTGCTGGTGGTGGTGCAAGCAGAAACACTTGGAATGGTGTTGTTATCACCAAACCAGATGCACAATCTGCTTATTCTTATTACTTTAAGCAATCTGGTGTCAAGTACATTTTCAAAAACAAATGATTACCGACCTTAAGCGAAAAACAATTAGACAGCACCTTATAATGTGTGCTTCTATGGGAATTTGTCGTAATGTTTCCACACCTAAAGAGTGGGCACAATTAATGGGATGGAAAGGACATGCTAACTTTGCAGCACTAAATGTTGCAAAGGCAGGCAGAGATCTCAACAAAGAGATGGGATATGATTACATTTATGAACATTTTCCACTCTGGTCTAACAACAAAAAGTATAGACCTGTTGACAACTAATTGAAAATAGTTTATACTAAATGAATCGGTCCAAATCAGAGGATGACCTTAATCTCTACTCTTATTTTCCTCCATTTACGGTTAAAATGAAAAACTACTTAGAAGATCCACGTCTCCTGACACTTCAGGAAATTATTGACGACCCAAAAAATAAAATTAACACAGTCAAATTTTTGAAGGGAGCAGCACATAAAGACGATATCTATGTGCATTCAATTGATGACACTAAAGTCAAAAAGAAAATATACTTTGCATTTATTCGTGCAAGTAAACTAAGAGTTAGTAGAGACTATCAACGCTACATTTGTCTCAATACGCTTAAAAAAGCAAGGCAATTCGATTACCTTTTATGCCAGACTCTTGTTGTTGCATTACGTCCAGATGGAACTTATGTCATTATTGATGGGCAACATAAAGCAATTATGTCATTGCTTTCGGGTGAGGATTTAGACCTTCCCTGCCAGGTAATTGTTCATGATCCTAACAGCACTTTACAGCAGTGTATTGAAGAAGAAGCAAAACTTTTTGAGAAATATAATACTTCTCGTAAAAACACTAGCAGACTTGATGCAGTTCGAGCAGGACTTTCTTGGGGTGATGAAGATTCAAAAGCATTTGAGGAGAACTGGATTGCTATTGGTATTCAATCTGAAGGGATTGGATATGATGAGGGTGTAGAAGTTACCGGTTGGGCAAAGGCAAACGAATCTATTGGTAAATGGAAGATTGTCCCGACTAAAAAGGCGGTTGATTTCTTAAAACCAGTGTACCAAAAGTGGAATCTCGATAGTATTGACGGAAGTATGATTGGTGGTCTTGCTGCAATTCATACTCTACTTGATACTGTTGGTGAAGGAAAGAAAGGAGTAGGACTTAAATGGTATCTTTCTAACAATTTTTCTGCTATTTCAAGATCAATCTGGACAAAAAACACTAGAGGTGCATCTGATATTTTGATTGCACGAAAAATTGTTGACGACTATAATCGTGATGTTGATAAAAACAATATCAAATGTAAGGCACCTGCAAAAATTGGTGAAGATTTGCTGAAAGGAGTAGGACTTGCAGACCCAACTAAATTGAACTGATTATGACATCAAACGCACTTCAAGTTTTAACAGCAACTACAGGTAATCGTAAAGATACGTGGAACACTCCTGTGGAGTTTGTTGGAGACGTTGTTAAGTTCTTTGGTGGGCAGATTGATACTGACCCATGCTGTAATGATGTAAACAATCCAAACGTACCTGCCAAGGTTCTTTATACTGAAGAGACAAACGGTTTAGCACATCCATGGTGTGGTAAAGTTTTTATGAATCACCCTTATTCTGATTCTAAAACTTGGATTCCCTATGCTGCTGCCCAGTATGAAAATGGAAATGCAAAAGAAATGGTTCTTCTCATTAAGTTGGACGTTTCTACCAAGTGGTGGAGATCTATTGAAAAATATCCATGGATTGCTGTTAATAGACGTTTGCAATTTGGTGCTGCCAAGAGTGCTGCACCTTTTCAGTCTGCTATCATTTATCTTGGAAAAGACCTAGAACACTTTAATAATGTGTTTAGTAAGTATGGAACTTTATATACTCCATATTCAGGATTTTGTCGGTAGATTGTTAGTAACCTCTAAAACTCCCTTATAATACAGCAACGAACTTGATGACCGTAAGTCTTCGCCCCCACCAGCAAGATGCACTTAATGCACTACAAACCAATTCTATTGGTCAATGTATCTTTCCCACTGGTGGTGGTAAGACATTGGTCGCAATTATGGATGCGGTAAAGAGATTTGAAGTCTCTACTCCTCGCACTATTGTTGTTGTTTGTCCTCGTATTTTGTTGGTTGAGCAACTCTCCAATGATTTTCTTGAGCAGGTAACTAATGCTAACGTCCTCCATGTTCATAGTGGTGAGACTAAGCATTTCAGAACTACAAAGACTGATCGTATCAAACTGTTTGTTGATATGTGTCAGACAGTGCGTGAGCATGTTATCATCTTCACCACATATCACTCTCTGCATCGTATTGTAGACGCAGACATTGATGTTGATACGATTTACTTTGACGAAGCACATAATAGTGTTCAACGTAACTTTCATGAGTCTGTAAAGTATTTTTCTCGTCGTGCTGATCGTTGCTACTATTTCACAGCAACACGCAAGACCTCGGTGACTATCAAGAAACCAGGAATGAATGATAGAGAAGTCTATGGGGACATCATTGCTAAAGTTTCTGCACCTAATCTTGTGCAAGGTGGGTATATTTTGCCACCTAAAGTCAAGGTGATTCAGATGGGCAAGCACGACAAAAAGAGTCTGACTCCACACATTGAGAGCAACAATGTGATAGAAACTATTGATCAAATCAGTATCAAGAAGATTCTTGTTTGCGTCAAGACTAGCAGACAACTTATCAATCTGTTTCAGACAGATTTTGCTGATGACCTCAAAGAGCGTGGATACTCTTACCTCTATATCACATCCAAGACTGGTGCGATTGTTGATGGTAAGAAAGTATCTCGTGAGAAATTCTTTGAAGTTCTTAATGCTTGGGGCAAAGATACTAACAAGAAGTTTGTTGTACTTCATCGCTCTATTCTGTCTGAAGGTATCAACGTCAGTGAGTTGGAAGCAGTCATTTTCCTACGCAACATGGATGTGATTGAGATGACTCAGACTGTGGGTCGTGTGATACGTTGTGGAAGCGATTCTAAGACCTTTGGGATGCTCTGTGTGCCTGTTTACAGCAATGTGGGTATATCCACCGAGAAAGCATTGCAAAGGGTTGTAGACATCGTTTTTGAAAAGGGTGAAGTTCTTGATAGTGTGGTGCGCCGATGAAGATAACATATACCAAGACAAGTGTGCTTGATGCTAAACCATATGAGGAGGGATTCATCGTTGGAAAACATGATGACCCTATGATGTATGCTGCTGTGCCTATTGCTGGCAGCACAACTAAACTCGCTATTGTTCATCAAGCAAATGTTCTCAAAGTGTGTAGAAACAGACAATCAGCAATCACCTTTATAGATAAACACAAGAAACGGAGAAAGAAATGAAAAAATGTAGAACACTGCGTGAACTTGATACTCATGTAAAGGCACTAATCCGTAAGCACGGTGATACTGGACCTTGTGCTGCATGGGTGATAACGAACGATGATTTGTTGACTGAAGATGATGATAGCGAGAAAGAGGTAGTTCTTGCTGCTAATGAAGCAAAGATGGTACTAGCAGAGATTAACTCTAGTGACCATGATTATATCGTTGATGAGATCTTAACAGTTGTTGATAATGAGTTGTCAACGAGAGGATTCTAAGGTATTATTGTTAGTAACCTCTAAAGTTCCCCTGTAGTATGAATAACACTACAAACAACCCTTACGTGAACACCCTGATTGAAATGGGTTATGATAAACAGGACGTACAGGTTGCGTCTACAATGTTTCAAAAGAAAACTTTTCCATGTGTGATTCATGGTCGCACATTTGAGACTGAAGAACAGTATTATGCTGAACTGCATGAATATATGAACGGAATGTGATTCAATTATTATTAGTAACCTCTAAACTTCCACTATAGTATGCCTAACACTCACCTAGAACACGCAGAAGACACCATCTTAACTGGTGATCTTTCTATCTTTGATGCACTCTACAGCAATGCGTTTCACATTAGTTTGAAGATGGATGGTGCTCCTGCTGTTGTATGGGGAACTAATCCTGCTAATGGTAAGTTTTTTGTTTGTACTAAAGCAGCATTCAACAAGAAAAAGATTCGACTATGTTATACAACAGAGGACATCTTTACACACTTTGGACATCAAGATGATGTAGCAGATATATTGTATCTTATGTTGAAATATATGCCTCGTGTTGATGGTGTATATCAGGGTGACTTCCTTGGGTTTGGTAGAACAGAAGTATTTTCAAATAACACACTAACATATATCTTCGGAGAGAAGATCTATCAGAAACTTGTCATCGCACCACATACAAAGTATTACATTGATGGTGAACTATATGATGCTGCACCGCTTCCAATTCGTACAAACTTCGATGATACTCCACATGTTAAGTTTGTGATGCCAATTGTTGATCGTATAGCATCACAGATTGAACCGCCTATCATCAACACAGACACAGTAAAGTTTCTATCACCTAAGCAAGCAAATCGTGCGAAGCAAGCAATCAATCAGTTGATCAAGTCTGGTGTTGAGTTAGATGATGGAGTTCTCACAACTATCCTACGTTGTCCACATCTCACAAATTTATATCAGTGGGTGATTGAACTGAAAGAGGACGTGATTGATAGTATGATTGTATACTCTGACTTTGATACATTTCTTCCTGATGGTACACAAACTGTAGGAGAGGGTTTTGTATATTGGAGTGAGGAAGGTGCAATCAAGTTGGTGAACCGTACTGTCTTCAGTTATGTAAACTTCACAGAGGGCAAGTTCAATAGGTAATAAAGTTAGTAACCTCTAAAGATCCTCTATAGTGTAAGCACTTCTCAAACCACATGCAACTCTCAAACTCTGTCTGTATCGTCGATTTCTTTCCTGAGGCATTCATCGCTGAAGCAGATGAAGTTAAAGGCATAAAAGTTGTGGTCAAACGATTCATCAAGCGCGTACACTTCATCGACGCTAACAAAGGTTCTTACAGTGTAATCAGTGCTATTAACTTCAAGCATGAGGTTGCTGAACGTATTGCTGGAGGTGCTGAGGTAACTAACTACAACACCGACAAGATGCCACGCTCTGAGTATGCTCCCATGGCATGTGTGGGGTGACTTATGTCACTGATCAAAACCTATCTTCACAATCTTCAAATGAACAATCAACTCGAAATGCTATCACAAAGAGAACAACTAATGGAGGACATTGATGCTATTATAACATCACAATATTTGAATGATAAAATTGATGAAGATGATATGGAAGATTTAATTCGTATGCTAT